CCGGGGCGGGAGGATCGACTACGCAATGCCTCAATCTCAATCCCGACATCATTAGCCAAATCATGCAGGCTCATCTGCTCGCCGGACGGAGTAAAATCGGACTGCTTCATCGCTTCGGAAGCAAGCCGTCCCATTTCGCTTTTGTTGCTAACCGTCACGGGACGAGAAAGCATTCGGTACAAATCGTCGCGCCTCGCAAACCGCTCGGGCTGGCCGTGCTTGCCGAAATAAAACTTGTCTTCTGTGTTCATCGTTTGAATCCGGGGTCGGGGTAGTCGCCTCTGTCGATGATGCGTTGCCGGGTTGCGTTATACCGTGCCAACGCAGCACGATCTAGAGTTTCGTCCTTGCGGATGAAGCCCATGCTCTTGGCCTCATCGAAGGTCACAGGCTCTAGCGAGCCTCGGCAGTTGAAGCCATTCGGCGGCACAAGCCCCTGCGAGCGCATGTCAGCCGCCGTGGCTATATAGCCGTCCATTTGCCAATGGCTACCGGGGTTCTTGCTCTTGCCCTTCGGACGGTACACGCCGCCGGGTGCGCCTCGCGTCCGGCTGTCGTGAATCTCAACCAACCGCACAAGTGGAGCCCATCGCGCAACCGCAGGGCTGTCCATCGTTTCGGCTGTGGCTTCGTTGTAGGCCGTTGCCGTGTTCGTGCGGTAGACGGTTTCCAGACGCGCCGAGGTCATGCCGATGATGCCCTCTACCTGCGCCCTGCGGATGAACGCGGACAGGCTCCCGGTCTTCAGCCCCTTCGGGATGGACTGGTTCACCATGCTCTGCGCGATCAGGTCGCGGATGCGGCGAGCCTGCGCGTCTGTCGCGCCCTTGACTCGGAACGATCCGGACAGCGTGTCCTGAAGTGCTTGCAGCCGCTTGGTCAGGTCGCGGATGGCTTCCCGGCTCTCGGCCTTGGCGATGCGCTCGGCCAGCCGTCGCATCTTCGCCCGGATACGGCGCACCTCCAACCATGAACGCGGGATGCGGTTCCTGAAGGCTTGGATGGCCTTCCAGTACGCACCGGGGCCGAAGCCACCGTCGTCGGCCGCGAATGTCTCCGGACGCTCCTCCGGCCATTCTGCGGCCTCCCAATCGGCTCCCTGCTCCTTGGTGGCCGCGTGGGCCTGCGCTGCGCCCGCTAGGGCCGTCAGCGTCATCACCTGCCCTAGCACCTCGCCGTACCGCTCCCACGCCTCGGCAGCGTCCTCCGGCTCGTCGCGCACCTGCGCGGCTAGGGCCGCGAGATACCACCGCCGGACATCGGCGAGTCCGCGCTTGTAGATGCGCTCGAACTCCGTCACTTGCGACGGCGGGCCTTGGGCTTGCTGGCCTTGGTCTTGCTGCCGCGCTTCTCGCTCTCGTCCTTGCCCTCGGCGCGATCCAGTTCGGCAGCCTTCTTCTTGGCCCACGACTTGCCCGCGTCGCCGCCCCAAAGCAGCCACGCGATGTAGCCCGCGCTGTCCTCGCCCCAGCCCTCGCCCTGCTTGTCCACCTCATGCCGTGCGAAGTACGAGTTCATGCGTCGCACGGTGCTAGGCGAGAGCGTCTTGCGGTTCGACAAGTCGCGTGCGCGAGCCACGCCAACTTCCGTGCCGCCCCTGCCGTGCTTGCGGCGCAGTTCCAGACCACGGGCAGCGGCCTCGGCTGCGCCCTTGGGCGGGGTCAGGTCAACATCGGACAGGGCGAAGCGATCCTTGCTGAACGGCTCTGCGTCGCCCTCTGGGCCTGCGTCACCCGGCTCATCGCCCATCGGGCGCACATCAAGCGGAGGCATTCCGCCACCGCCCATGCCGCCATCGGACGGAGCCTGAAGCACCATCTCGTCATCCTCCGGCTCGGCAAGACCAAGCACCTTGCGTGCCTCGCGCTCGCTGACGCGGCCACCCAACTTGGTGAACGCCTCAATCGCCTTCATGTACTCGTCCGGGTTTGGCTTGCTCACGCTGAATGAGAACGAAGGCGGAATAGCATCGTCGCCGAAGTTCATGCGGAACAGCGGCGTGACGATTTCGCGCGTGATGGTTTCGGCCAGCGCGTTGGCGATGTAGGTGACTTGACGGTTCAGCGTCTGCGCGTGCTGGTCGCCGATGCTCGAGCCAAGGCCGCTCGACACAGCCTGCGAAGTGCCAGTCTGGCCGAGGATGACTTCCTTGATGTTCTCCGTCAGGTACTCCACCATCTTGGCGAACGCTTCTGCGTTGCCGCCATTCGGCTCCATGATGTTGATGCCAAAGCCCGCATCGCTGCCGTCTGCGTTCTTTGGAATCAGCACCGAGACATCGCCGAGAAGGTTCTGCATGGCCGACTCCATGTCAGCCTTCGCAGCCTCGTTGCCCACGGGGTAGTTTCCCACCCGGATGCCCATGCTGTAGCGTTCGATGTAGGTCGCCCAGTTTTGTAGTGCGGCCTGCTTCAGCGACCAGTAGTACCAGACCAGATCGCGCATGCCGCGACCGAGATAGGCGTTCTCGGCCTCGTAAGGATCGTCAAAGTCCACGCCCTGTGGCTGGTAGGTGTGCAGCGCAATGGTGGCTCGCTGCTGATCGTCCAGCGGCAGAACGCGGCTATCCCAGCCGATGACCGTGCCATTGATCTTGTCCGTGTCCGGGGCTGCGCCGCCGATGGTCTGCGTGTAGTAGCGCGGGCCAACCTTCAGGCCCAACTGGCCGAGTTCGGTCATGGTCAGGCTGTCGCCGTGGATCGGCATCCAGTCTCGGATGTAGATCGTCTCGCCTTGCTTGCCGAAGATCATGTTGATCGCTGACCGCCCGTACCAGAGCGCGTCGAGCAGATGGCGCATCATGTCCGTAAAGCGTGGAGTGTTCTTCAGCAGTTTCTCCACGAAGGCAGCCTGCTCCGTGGCCTGCTCGTCGCCTTGCATGTCTGCGGGAACCTGAACCGCCCACTCCGCGCACGCGACCGAGAGTTGCAGCATGACGAGCGGCCCCATGATGTCGGGGTCGTAGCGCATCTGCCGCTGAAGGTTTCTGTCCTTGCGGAACGCCAGCGAGCCTTGACGGAGAACCTTGTTGACGGAGAGGTAGTACGACCTCTGCATCTCGACCGGGGTCACAAGTGCTTGGAACACGGGAGCCACTCGGATCTGGTCGCCGCCTTGGGTCTGATTTGCGTCGCTTGGCATCATGGGTTGTTTCCGTAGAGTCGCCACAGTTGCGGCTTGGTGCTTTTGATTGTGGCTGGCTTTGCCCGTGGATCATAACGGCGGGTTCGTGCATGCTCTAGCAAATCCACCACGGCATCCACGGTGTCATCATGCTCCCCTGCGGGGAATCCGACGAGTTCATCCACGATTGGCTGCTGGGACGCTTCGACCCGGCCATCCGCTCGACACCGAAGCCGGAGCCGATGCTGCTCGACCATCGCTTGCGCCTCGCTCGCCCTCGTGATCTTGTCCTTCGTGCGTGCGACGCGCCGCACGGGTATGCGGGTGGACTGTTGGAGTTGCTGGCACAAGCCAGCCTGCGGGCCGTTGCCCTCGGCGATGATCTGCGCGACCCCTAGACGGTCGCAGGCATCCACGGCGCGGCGCAGGAACTCGGGGAAGGTCGCCTGCATTCGGAGGCATTCCAGCACCCACACATTCGCCTGCGCGTCCATCAGGGCAATGACGCACACGCTGAAGTCGCCGCTGCCTGTGGCGTTTGCGGTGAATGCCCAGTCAATCGCCGCAACCACCGTTCCGTTGGCGGTCGCATCGTGGGCAGGGTCGCCCGTGTAGTAGCCCCGCTCCAGCCACTCGGGCCGGAAGATCAGCGATTCGTCCGACACCGGGATGAGTTCGTAGGCGCGTGCGTAGCCGAGCGGCCCCATTTCGCGCCGCTGCGATTGCAGGATGTCCGGCGTGAATACCTCGCCCCACGGACTCTCAAAGCCTCTGCACGGTCGCCAGAACAGCGTGCCGTCCTGCTCGCCTACGCGCTTCCATTCGGCGGTCAGATCGTCGGAGTGGTACGGTGTGAACAACCGCCAAGTGCGCGGCCGTCCCGCGCTGAAGTCGCGCATGGGCAACCAGTTGTTGCGCCAAGCCTCCTTCACCTTCTCGCGCTCTGCCGGGATGAGAACGGAGTTTCGGAGGTCGCACACATCGTCGCCGATCAGCAGATCGACGCGGCCACCTGCGCGTCCGAAGATGTTCGCAGCCTGCATCGTCGGGTCGCGGTGCATGCTCTCCGACTTCACGATGATCTCGCTTGAGCCATCGTCATCGGGCTTGGGCTTGACGATCTGAATCTCTGGGAACACCTCGCGGTAGACATCAGAACGCATGATCTGCACCACCATGCGGATCTGCTCTTGTGCCTTCACCACGGTCTGCCCCACATGCTTGATGCGGATGTGCGGGTTCCGGCCAATCTCCCACGCCTCGCGGATGCCGATCTGCACAGACTTGCCGTGACCGCGAGGCACGCCGATGGCGGCATCGCCGTTCTTCGACAGGTGCGCCTGCATATCCGTATGCAGGCCGGACTGGTTGAAGCCCAGCAACTCGGCGAACACATCCGGGCACTCACGCGCTGCCGCGATGACCGCGCTAGTTTCCGGGTCGATCAATGGTTCCTAACCGCTTGGCGATGATCTCGCGGGCGCGTGCTTGGATGGCGGGGCTGATCTCCATGCGCTCCGTAGCCTGACCGCCTTCCAAGCGTTCGATCTTGTCCAGCG